GTTATCGTTATAACAGAATTCCCGCCGCCATTAATTTTAACAACATTACTAACACCATCTTGAATAATAATAACAGTATAGCTGTCACTTCCATTGAGGTCTAATCTAGCATAGTCATTTACTGCCCTTCTCATGCTTACAACATTACCAGTTATTAGAGTTGTTATCTGAGTCTCTGCATCTCTACCAAGCAAAGTACCTGTTATATTTGTGGCAGATGCTTCTGCTAAAGAATCTTTATCGTCATCTACAGCGAGTGCATCTAATATATTGAGCAGGTCTTCTAGGTAGTTAACATCTAGCCAGTTGATATCTAACTCGTTAAACTCAAGCTCATCGTCCCCAAGATAGTCTTCTGCTAAATAATCTATATCAAGATCATTAAAGTCTAAGATGTTTTTTTCAGAGACAGTTGATACCTCTTGGTTAATCTCCATATCTTCTTTAGGTGGTTTAACAATAAGCATGTTATCAATAATGTCTAAGGTTAAATCTAAGATCACTGGACTGCTAGGGCTTGATTCAAATACAGATACTGTAGTTGCTTGAAATGGTTTGTTTAAGGTTACTGTACCCATTGCAGTAGTTACTAGTATTTCACCACTAGATAATCCCAGGGCATCAGGTAAAAGTATTATAAGACTGCGGCCTAGCTCATCTACTGTAGCTGTAAAGTCTGTACCTCTTATGGCTATATTAGCTGTAGGGGTTCGTAAGCTAATGTTTTTCTTATCTATACGATTTAGATTGCCTGTAATAAACCTAGCTGTACCAAGTCCAAAGGTAAGAGCCATCTTAGATTTGCTTGGATCTGGATCATAGATATATTCATCTATTAATAATTGTGAGTGTTCTGTTAGTTTTACTACTGAGTCGTCAAGAAACTTGATTGCCATCCTACCATTGGTAGTAACAGCTTCATCGTTGCTTTGTATAGATAATTCTAATTCTGCGTCTAGTGGCTCATCTCTTACTATTTGTGCCGAGCCATTTAGCTCAGATATACCACCAATACTAACAGCCGATTGAGGTTCCTTGATCGTTTTGGATAACGCAAACGGAACTAGAAGCATTGCCGCCAACAGAAATAATCTTAAGCCAATCATTGTCTTGGGTACTCAGTTGTTTAATGTTAAATGTTCTTTGACCACCTGTGTGATCTAGCCAAAAATACCCACCAGCACTTGCAGATACGCCTGTGCCTGTATAGTTAACTGTATTATCACTACCATCTATATCCATATAGTTAGTAGCATTATCAATATTGATATTAGAAACAACAGTGTTATTAGATCCTTGAATGATCCAATCTAAATCTAAAGTAGCTGCTAATGCAGATGTCCCTTGA